CGGAGAAGGTGGTTATAATGTCGCGGGTCCCGGCGGAGACGGCGTTGTTTACGTTGCCTACCCGACCGGCACAGTCAGCTCCTACACTTGGTCTGGATCTGCTGGCGACATCAACGTAGATACGGCCACGGTCTCCGGCTACACCATCCTGCGCTTCACCGGCGACGGTAACTGGACGCCTACAGCCACCTAAACACCCTCTAGAAGCCCCTCAGAAGCTCACACAGAGCCTCTGGGGGTCTTCCCTATATAACATCCCTCACGAACAGGAGATCCTCTCTATGAGCGATACAAAGCGCTGGTACGCCAGCAAGGCCGTTTGGGCCTCCCTCATCATGCTTCTGTCGATTGCCCTGCGAGCAGCAGGTATCGACCTTGGCCCCTTTGAAGAAGAACTGACCAACATGATCCTCGAGGTTGTGACCGTCGGTGCGGCTGTGCTCGGCCTCTGGGGTCGGATCACCGCGAGTAAACGTCTGACCGCCTGATGGTTGGCTCCTCAGGTGATGGCCAGCCTCATGCTCCACCTCCCTACGACAGCCTCAAGATCTCTCCGGTTGGCTCACCCGACTGGAAGACCCGGATCTTGAGGCTCGAGTTTCAGGCGGAGACCCACGACAACCAACTGTCCAACCTGACGGACAAAACCAACGCGATGGCAGATAGCCTCGACAGTATCCAGCGCACCCTCGCGCAGATCCGATGGATCGCCATAGGTGCCGCTGTGGCGCTCACGGCAAAAGAGATGGGACTGATGTCTATCTTGAGTGCCGTGGGTGTCTCTGGGGGATGAGGCTCGCACACCTCTCCCCCTCCCCTTCCCTCACTACATAAAAAAAAACATGGAGGCCTCGTGCATGGACATCAAAGATGACCTCGACCTCATACAGCGTCTGATGACCCAGACGTTCATCGACAAGCTCCAATCAGGTGACGTTACACCTTCGGAGCTCAACACCATCCGCCAGTTCCTCCGTGACAACAACATCGTGATCACCCCTGAGAAATCAGCGCAGCTCGGGACCCTTGGGGGTCTACTGCCTGAGTTCGGCTCAGCAATGGGAGGGGCTGCAACCCATATGAACGGTGGAGACAAAGACCCTGACGACCCAAAAGACACCTTCAACTGACCAAGAACAGACACAGGCCCTCAGCAACCTCCAGCGCATCAAACAAGACTTCCGAGTGTTCACCTACGTCCTCTGGCGTCACCTGAACCTTCCTGAGCCTACACCGCTTCAATACGACATCGCAGAGTACCTACAGCACGGCCCTAAGAGATCCGTGATCGCAGCCTTCCGAGGCGTAGGGAAATCTTGGCTAACCTCAGCCTTCGTGGTGTGGCTCCTCCTCAACGATCCCGACAAGAAGATCATGGTGGTCTCAGCATCGAAAGATCGTGCTGATGCCTTCTCAGTGTTCGTCAAGCGGATCATCAGTGAGCTGGATATCTGCCAGCACCTGATGCCCGGTCCAGACCAACGCTCGTCTAATATCAGTTTTGACGTAGGCCCTGCCCTCGCTGACCACAGTCCCTCGGTGAAGTCCGTCGGTATCACAGGTCAGCTCACGGGATCTCGTGCCGACGTCTTGATCGCAGACGACGTGTCTGTAGCGAACAACAGTGACACTCAGGGTGCTCGAGATAAACTCAGTGAAAGCGTCCGAGAGTTCGACGCTATCCTCAAGCCCCTGCCTGAGAGCCGTATCATCTACCTAGGCACCCCTCAGAACGAGGACAGCCTCTACAACAAGCTGCCTGAGCGTGGCTACGAGATGCGTGTGTGGCCCGCAGAGATGCCACAGGACGCAGATCTCCAGAAATATGAAGACACCATAAGCCCATACGTCATGGATCTTGGGCTGAAACCCGGGGAACCTACGGATCCCAAGCGGTTTGACGCAGATGACCTTCTGGAACGTAAGGCTTCTTACGGTAAAGCCGGGTTCCAGCTCCAATTCATGCTCAACACCAGCCTCAGCGACGAAGAACGATACCCGCTGAAGGTCCGTGACCTCATCATCACCGAATTAGACCCTGAGAAAGCCCCGATGACGTGGGACTGGCTCCCGCACAAGAAGCACCTACACAATGATCTCCCGAATATGGCGATGTCTGGCGACTATATGTACGCACCTGCTGGTTTTCACGATGTTACTGCCGATTACCAAGGTATCGTTATGGCTGTTGACCCCTCAGGGCGTGGCGCTGACGAAACTGGCTACTCCATTGTGGCCCACTCTAACGGCTATAATTATGTCCTCCGCTGTGGAGGCTTCCAAGGAGGATATGATGAACAGACCGTACTGAACCCTCTGGCTGTCTTGGCCAAGCAGTACAAGGTCAACAAGATCATCTGTGAGAGCAACTTCGGTGACGGTCTGTTTACCAAGGTGTTCCAAGAGGTGGTCCATAAGATCCACCCCTGCTCCATCGAAGAGGTACGCCACAGCACCCAAAAGGAACTCAGGATGGCTGATACACTCGAGCCACTCATGGCTAAGCACAGGCTGGTCATGAACAAGCAGGTCATCGAGGAAGACTACCGTAGCATCCAGAAGTACGACCAAGAGAAACGTAACGCTAAGAGCCTGATCTACCAGATGACGAGGCTGACTAGGGATCGTGGGTCACTCAGGCACGACGATAGACTGGATGCCCTCAGTATGGCTCTAGCCTACTGGAGTGACGCTATGGCTCAGGATGCTGAAAGAGGAGCTGAGGTCTACCACAAGGAACGTATGGAAGAGCTGGCTGCTGACTACTACTCTAAGCTGGCTGGAGTTCACCTCAAGGAGGACCGGGAGTTAACTTGGGGGTAGATCATGAGGATGATGATCTAAGGAGGTACCGTAAGAGATACCTAAAATTAATTATGGTCATATATAGGGGGAGCCCTAGGTTCAGCTATAGTATAACTATAGATACACGATAGGATACCTAGGTAATTTGAGTGAACTGGAGTGACTGGAGTGACTGGAGTGAACTGTTGATCATCATCATCAGGAATATCTATCCAGTCAGTCATGAGGGTGCTTGAGGTGCTTGAGGTGCTCGGGACACTGTAGACCCCCACACCATACTAGTAACGAAATGACATACCTTGGGTGACTGTGGTCTAGCGCTACACGATGGGTCTTCCCTCAAGTTTTAGGGGTCATCCAAAAGTGCCAGAAATTTCTGAGCGCCTTATATAATACGTATGGACCCGGTCTCCCCCCGCTACCCCCCGCAACTCACGAACCTAGCGCCACTCATGCAACCCCTAGTCTATGCTCGGGGGTCCGTCGAACAATAGTATTCGACAGTGCACCCAAAAGCCTAGCGTTTTCAGTAGGTTGCGGGCCATGTCTATATAATCTCGATTATGTAGCCCCCTGTTTTCCATGGGATCATTAGCCACCACAGGTTCAGCGTGAGCATTTTGCTCATGTCTGGATTTGTGTGTGGTTTTTTTGTCACATGTCCACAAAGGATTTTCCCCATCTGTGATTTATCCTGTAGTTTTCTTTCGATCTTCCCCATCTCTTCCCCATCACCAACGCGAACTTAGGAGTTTTCGCCATGTCCCGCCGTAAGATTGATGAACGCACCCGCGCCGTTTTTGTTGCCAAGGTCTTCAAAGACACCGAATGGAACGAGTACCGGGTGACCTTCTCGCACATCGACACCCCTCTTGAGATTATCTCGACGTATCACTCCGACGATCTGCAGGATGCCCGGGCAACCGCAAACACCATGCTCAACGAAATGGCCGCCGCATGGTGGCAGGGTGAGGACGAGGAAAAGGCGGGGACCGCTGGGTACTCCGATGAGACCCTTGTTGAGTTCCGCTTGCCCCGCATCGACGTGAAAGCACTGGTCGAGTCTACTGAGGAACAAATCCGCGACATCGAGAAGCTGATCAAAGAGGCTGAGGGGTACTCTAGCCTCAAAGCACACCTCATAGAGTACCGGGTGAAGCTGGCAACCGCTGTAAGCCGCGCCAAGCACGTGGCAGGCATGCCCTAACCACCGGGGGCCTTGCGCCCCCAACATTCCCTAACCTGCTTCCGTCAACACAAGGAAACACCGACATGACCGCGACCATTAACAAACACGACGCCGTTCGCCTCGCTCACGCGCACTCCGATCTCATGGTATTCCTCCAAACGGGCCAGCCCATCTCCACGATGGAACCTATTGAACGGACCGCCAAGGATTACTTCGCGCTGACCTCACGCCTTGGCGTGCCTATGTACAACGACACCTTCGAGGGCTACGTCTCAGACAAGATTGAGATGTACCGGGACCGGCAACGCGAAGTCGCCCGCAGGGTGTTCAAAACCGCTAAGTAATCAACCCGGGGGCCTCACCGCCCCCAACATTCCCTAACCTGCTTCCGTCAACACAAGGAACATCAGCACCATGACGTCACACGAGTACACCCAAGAAAACCCCGCGATCTCTTATGATCTCGCTTACGCCATCACGGGCCGCCATCTCTCAGCCCCCGGGGTCGAACTGGATGCCGCTATCGCTCAGGGCGATGTTCTTGTGATTGACCGCAAGGGTCAGCCCTATGAGCCCTTGAATGCATCGGATCAGATCGAAACCAAAAGCCTGATGATCTGGCTCGGATACTAAGCCCCAACCTTCCCTATCTCTTCCTAAACACCAGCAGGATACCAGCACCATGAAAACCCGCGACATCCAAACCGCCCGCAAGTTCTCTCTCGACTTCCGCGCCGCCTTCCAAGGGACCCGCAAGGCAGCTCTTGCCGCTCGACGTGAACGCAAGCTTGCCATGGCCATGCGCAATCGCAGGCAGCCAGTAGTTCAAGGGGGGTCTGCGGCATGAACGCAATCATCCATGATTTCACGGTAGACCCTCAGGGGGTCACTACGCTGGTCCCTAGCCCTAAGCCTATGACCCTCAAGGCAGCGCGGGAAATCGCGGGCTCTACCTCGTGTCGCAATACGAAAATGCCGGGGGGATCCTTTGCGGTCTCAGCCTTTGCTTGCAAGGTCGGCGACAAGCTTGCGAAGATTGAGGGCAGCACGTGCCATAAGTGCTACGCAAGAAAGCTTGAGAACATGCGCCCGAGTGTTGCTCAAGGATGGACCGCAAACACTCGCAAGGCTGTCGATCTGATTGCGCGTGATCCTGATCAATGGGTCTCGGCCATGGTGAAGCAGGTTGAACGAGACGCCCGCGTCACGGGTCAGCCCTATTTCCGTTGGTTTGACAGCGGGGACCTGCAATCTGTCGAGATGCTTTCTGCGATCTGTCAGGTGGCTGTGATGACCCCTGAGGTCCGGCACTGGCTGCCGACCCGTGAGGCGGCCATGGTGAAACGCTATCGCAAGGCGGGGGGCTATGTACCTTCGAACCTGATCATCCGGGTCTCTGCGACGATGGTTGATGATAGTCCGATTGCCGCCCATGAGCACACAAG